TAGTTGATTGGGGTGACATTATTCGTAAAACATTCTATGATGGTGGTATCGAAGAGATCATCAGTACTCGTAGATTGATTCACATCCTTCGTGCTTATAGCATCTTCAATGATAAAGCAAAGGCAATTTCTGTCTGTGTTAACAGATTTGATGATGAGACTAAGCAAGCATTCCTTGAATTGTATGATAAGGTAGATGCTGATTTTGAACTAAACAAAGAGGAGAATGCATGACCATTTGGCAAGATTATATAAGTGCCTACAGATCAATTCTACCTATGAAGATAGAAGGTCTGTGGGCCAGTTGGGAAGGTAAAGGAACCCATCTCAATGCAATTACACATTCACATCCACACTTTCTTAAATCAAGACAGGTGGAAATTAGGGATGGTAATAATGTTGACATCTTTAACTGTATAGCATATCCAAAGACAGGGAGTAACCTTCCCTGTTTTGGTATGGATTTAATGGCATTCAGTGAAAAGAAAGTTATTGTAGTTTTTGATTTTCAACATCCTAAAGAGAACTATCCATATCGTGTAGAAGGATTGCCAGTAGCAACAGAGGATTATCGTTTCTTTGAAAAAGGTAATCACTTCTCCGATAATATCTTTGTTAGGTATTGTAAGATGGAAGAAGTAAATGTTTATCTATCTACATTTAAGGAATACTTGACTAAGTACAAAGATATGGTAGAATATGAGAAACCTACTGGAACCGATACCAGTGTATACAAAGATTTTGATGCTTACATGACCAGACTTGATCCAGTAAGTGGATTCCTTAAAGGTAAGTTTGGAAAAGAAAAAGCAGAGAGTCTTGTAAATGATTTTTTATTTGAATATGGCTAAAGACATTGAACACTCTACTTCATGGTATGATTACACTCGTAATGATCCTGATAGGGAAAATCCATTCACAGACGCATTTGATCATCTTATGGCAGAATCAGTAACAGGAAAAGATCCTTATATCTATGAATCACCCGATGGTGGAACTACGATAACAAGAAGAAAACCAGGTGATGATTACACAAAGAAAGAAGTAATTCAAGGTGATTACTTTGGTAGTCAGTATCCATATGTTGGTGACTCTGATGCCCCATCAGAGTTTACAACACTCTCAGATAATGATGATCAAATTGCACATCATGTCAGTCTAAATATGGAGGATCCAAAAGCAAAGGAGATTATGTCAGACGGAAGAAACAAGTATCACGAGAAAGAAATTTTGAAAGATGTTGAAGATTATGTATCAGGAACTTATAATGGACACTATACAGGAACTAAGCATGAGTACCGTAATGTTCAGACAATAGATTTGATGGCATCTAGAGATCTTGCATCTTCATTCTGTCAATCTAACATACTTAAGTATGGTAGTAGGTACGGAAGTAAGGATGGAAGAAACAAGAAGGACTTGCTAAAAGTGATACATTATGCTATGCTATTACTACATTTTGATGAACACTACGGCAAACCAAAAATGACCAGTGGTAACATTGATCACAACATGCCTTAATAATGAAACTCCGACCTCATAACATGAAATTAACTGAAAAAACATTAAATCTTTTAAAGAATTTTGCGTCTATAAATCAATCAATTCTTTTTAAGAAAGGGTCTACTCTTCGTACAATGTCGGTAATGAAGAACATCCTTGCAGAGGCTGATATCTCTGAGGAGGTTCCACAGGATTTTGCTATCTATGATCTAGTACAATTTTTAAATGGTATTTCACTGTATGGTGATCCTGAATTGGATTTTCAGAATGAATCTTATTTGACTATTCGTGATGGTAAGAATCATAGGACAAAGTATTTCTTTGCTGATCCTAGTTGCATAGTTCTTCCACCTGAGAAGTCATTAACACTTCCTAGTACAGATGCATCATTTACATTAGATACTAATAATCTTACACAACTTCTTAAGGCAGCAGCAATTTACCAACTTCCTGATTTATCAGCCGTTGGTGATAATGGTGTAGTTCAGTTAGTAGTTCGGGATAAGAAGAATGATACTTCTAATGATTTCTCTATAGTAGTTGGAGAAACTGATAAGAAGTTTACCTTTAACTTTAAGGTAGAGAATATTAAGATTCTTCCTGGTACGTATCAGGTTGCTATATCTGAAAAGTTGTTATCTAGATTTGTAAATGAAAATTATAATCTTACATATTACATTGCATTAGAACCTGATTCTACTTTTGGATAATGGAAAATGTAACTCTTTCTGAATTATTTCTTCTAAATCTTCAGAGAGAAGGACTCATAAGAACCCCAACAGACAAATACCAACATGGATATCTGGAGGGGTTTTATGATGAATTTCTTGAAAAGTTTAGAGATAGACCAATTGTTTTTATGGAAATTGGTACTTGGTATGGTGGATCAATGGAATTATGGCCTCAATATTTCCATGAGGAATCTATAATTTATGGTGCAGATATACAACAAAGATTTGACCCTGTTGAGGGTACAGAAACTATAACAGAAAACATGTATGATCCTCAGGCAGCAGCTAAGTTTCCTGATGAGTATTTTGATTTAATTATTGATGATGGATTGCATTCTCCTGAAGCTCATGATCAGTTAGCAAAGATATACTATCCTAAAATTAAAAAAGGTGGTACTCTTATTGTTGAAGATATTTTTAGTCGTGATACTATTGACCCTCTCACAAAATTATGCTATTCTATAGGGTATTCAGATGTTCAGCATTTGGATTTTATGGGTAAGAATAAAGTCAAGAAGGATGCAGAATCCGAATTGAATTATGGAGGCCCACACATTCTAAACATTACAAAATAATGGCATTTGATGATGATGTAAAAATTTCTATCAACCTCAATAAGTTGGTAGAAGCAAGAGCAAAACTCTTGACTCAATATGAAGATTTCTCAAAAGCAATCTCAACTGGTGAGTATCTTGATGAAAATGATATTGATAGAATTGCAGTCCAGTTAAGAGAAACTCTTACTTGGGATTCAATCTATTTTATGGTAGATACTGCGATCTATGATTACATGGGATTGAAACATCCAGATAAACCTAATTATGGTGAGAGGAGTATTGAAACTGTTGAGTTAACAATGGAGAAAGAGAGAAAGGCAAGAGAGAAAGAATTTAAAAAGAATTTTGATATGGTAAAATTAGATGGTGGATCGTGGACAATTGAGGTACCAGTTAGGAAAAAATGATAAGATGGTGGAGGATTTGGAAGTATGCACTTGGTAGCTTCTCTGATGAAAAAACTAAACGATACGACAATTACATTGTTCTGGTACGTTCTGTTATTTTCTTTTCTTATCTCATTACTAACTGTTTTATTATTAGCGGAGTAATCCGTCATTGGTGATCTATGAACATTTTTGTGACAAGCCCTTGTCCACATGAGTCTGCAAAAGTATTGCCTGACAAACATGTGGTCAAGATGCCCTTAGAGACATGTCAAATGCTCTCTATTGTCTTTTCTCATTGGTATTATGATTGGGGTGATGATTTAGTCAAGAAGAAAGATGGAACCCCATACTCGGTCAAGAAGGGTGCATTCAGAAACCATCCTTGTACCAAGTGGGCAGCAGATAGTATATACAATACTGCATGGTTAATTCAACATGGATGTGCTCTTTCTCAAGAGTACTCACATCGTTACGGTAAATTACATGGATGCCATAAAGCAATATTTGAAGCAAAGAAAACATTTCATAGATTTGCAGGAGAAGTGATCGTATGTTATAATATGGTCGAGTCCTTTACTCGTGCAATGCCTGATGAGTACAAACTTAACACAAGCATTGACACTTTTACTGCTTACAAGAATTACATTAGCAGCAAACCTTGGGTTGCATCTAATTATCTTCGTGACCCATCCAGAAAACCAAATTGGTTATGATTAATGAGTGACTTTATATGGGTTGAAAAATACAGACCCAAAACAATTGAAGAATGTATTCTCCCAGAGAATATAAAGAAAACCTTTAGGGATTTTCTAAATACAGGTGAAATACCTAATATGTTACTTGCTGGCCCTCCTGGTGTAGGAAAGACCACAGTAGCAAAGGCACTTTGTAACGAACTGGGAGCAGACTATTATGTCATCAACGGATCAGATGAGGGAAGATTCCTCGATACAGTCAGAAACAACGCAAGAAACTTCGCATCAACAGTATCTTTATCATCTGAGGCAAAGCATAAGGTCGTTATCATTGATGAGGCCGACAACACAGGAAACGATGTACAACTTCTTCTCAGGGCCTTTATCGAAGAATTTGCCAATAACTGCAGATTCATCTTTACCTGTAATTACAAGAATAAAATACTCGAACCCTTACACTCCAGGTGTGCTGTGGT